GTGGCTACCTAAGCTTGTACTGTTCGACAAGTTTACAGGCCAGCATATTGCCGACAGGCTTCATAATGCCGGCGTTAAAGTGGAGGACTGCAGCGGTACCCAGTTTTATAATGCCTGCTCTGTTTTCAAGGATGCAATAGATAACCGCCGAGTGGTTCACGGTGACCAGCCGGCTCTTAACACAGCTATGGACTCCGTAGCAGCTAAAAGCAACGATTCAGCCTGGAGAGTAGTGCGTAAAAAATCTAGTGGCTCTGTGGCATCCGTAATCGGTATGTGTATGCTGGCGTTGCATCTTGATAAGCCAATATCCCAGCCTAAGGTGTACATCTAGACACGCCGAGAGTTTAGTAACCGTTTTGCCTGTGGATAACCTACACTTCGCCCTATGGGTATATTGCAAACTTTAGGCATAGCTAAAAAAGATGTTACAGCCCAGTTAGCCCCTGCCGTTATGTCACAAAATTACGGCGTAGGTGTTTATAGCTATGGCGGTATGTATGCTAATGGCAACGGCGCACCGTTTATGGATAGATTTACTGCACTACAAGTACCGGCTGTAAATCGGTGCCGTAATTTAATTGCAGGCGTAATATCAAGTATAGATTTAGAGTTATATAAAAAATCCACAGGTGTAAAACTTGAATCTCCTGTTTGGTTAGACCAACCTGATATGCGCCAGCCACGTAGCGTAACTATTGCGTACACGGTAGATAGTTTGCTGTTTTATGGGGTTAGTTACTGGCGGGTGACCTCATTGTATGCTGATGATGGGCGCCCTAGCGGCTTTGAGTGGGTAGCTAATACTCGCGTAACAGTTACAACAGATGAAACAGGCGAGACTGTAAAATATTACAGCGTTAATGGAGCCCGCTGCCCTATGTCGGGTATTGGTTCACTTGTTACTTTTCAATCTTTGTTACCTGGCGTATTAGAAACAGGCGCTCGCACAATTCAAGCTGCTATAGATATTGAGAAAGCTAGCTCGGTAGCGGCCGCCACGCCTATGGCTACCTCGGTGATAAAAAATAATGGTGCTGACCTGCCTGAAGCACAAGTTAGCGGAATCTTAGCTGCCTGGAAGGCCGCAAGAAGTAGCAGGTCAACTGCATTTTTAACTAGCACCCTTGATATACAAAATATTGGCTTTAGCCCTAAAGATATGATGTACAACGAAGCTAGCCAATACTTAGCTACACAGGTAGCGCGTTTAATGAACGTACCTGCCTATTACATAAGTGCAGATATGAATAACTCAATGACATATCAAAATATTTTAGATGGCCGTAAAGAGTTTGTAGCTTATTCATTACAGCCGTTTATTAGCGCTATTGAAAATCGCTTATCTATGGATGATATTACTGCACACGGTAACGTAGTGCGCTTTGCCCTAGATGAGACTTTCCTACGTGCCGATACTGCAGCTCGTTTAGATGCAATAGAGAAAATGCTTAATCTAGGTTTAATAGATTTACAAACTGCTCAGAGTATGGAACAACTAAGCCCAATGGGCCTTAATGGAGGGAACGGCACTAATGATATTAACGTTTAGTGGAGTAGTACAAGCTGTAGATAGTGGAGAGCGCCGCATTATCGCTGGCAAAATTGCTCCTTACGGCGAAGTCGGGAACACAAGTGCAGGCCGCGTTGTGTTTGCCCCTAATTCAATTAGCGCAGAAAATCCTAATAAAATTAAACTTTTAATGTCTCACGATAATACAAAGCCTGTAGGACGTATGAAAAGTATTAACAGTACAAGCGATGGTTTATACGCGAGCTTTAAGATTAGCTCAAGTATGCCGGGTGACACGGCAATTTTGCTAGCCCAGGAACAGTTAATGGACGGCCTATCCGTTGGTGTGGAAGTTACCGCATCAGAGCCTAAAGATAACTACCTCCTGGTCACCGCTGCTACCTTACGCGAGGTATCACTTGTAGAGAGCGCCGCATTTTCTAGCGCTGCGGTGCAAAGTATTGCAGCAGCTGTAGGCGATATGCCAGTAACGCCAGTAGAAGCAGCATCAACTAAAGTTACAACAACTAACACAGTAATAAACTCAACAACAACCGAAACCGAAACCGAAACAGAAAGCGAGGCCGCTGTGACTACAGCCCCCGAAGAAAACGCACCTGAGGCAACAGATGCCTTAGAGCAGGCTGCACCTACAGTAGAGGCAGCTCGTAAAATCATTATGCCAAGTGCATTAAACTCACAAAGAGTACGCCACGATATTACGTCTATGGGCGCGTACACAGCACGTAAAGTAAAAGCATCACTAGGCGATGAAGAATCACGCCTTTTCGTTACTGCAGCCGATGATTTCTCAAGCGCTGGCTTAGGTTTTACACCTACTCAATATCTACAGTCAATCGTATCCACACAGGGTAATTTTGGCCGTCCAGCTTTTGAGTGCGTTGACCGCCAAACCGTGCCAGCTAGCGGTATGACTATTAACCGTCCTAAGTTTACAACTTACCCAACGGTAACAGTTGAAGCTGAAGGTGGAGCAGTATCTAATACCGATGCTGTCTCAGAATATTTGACTTCAAGTATTTCCAAGTATAGTGGTATGCAGACACTAAGCATCGAGCTTTTGGAAAGGTCTGACCCTGGCTTTTATGATGCTATTACTAACGAGTTAACAAATAACTATCTCAAGGTAACCGATGCTGCAGTAATTGCAGCTCTTACAGCTGGCGGTACACAAGCTACAGCTGTAGCAGCTACATCAGCTGGCATCATTTCATACATCTCAACAGAGGCACCACTCGCTTACACAAACTCAAGCTATTTTGCTAAGAATTACTTGGCAGGGTCTAGCCAATGGAGTTTGTTGCTCGGCGCAACCGATTCAACTGGGCGTCCAATTTATTCAGCGGCTAACCCAATGAATAACGGCGGCAACGCTGCAACTACTAGCGCTAAGGGCAACGTTATGGGCTTAGACCTATTTGTTGACCGTAACGTTGTTTCAACAACTATTGACGAGTCAGCGTTTATTATTGCGCCTGAAGCGTTCACAGTTTTTGAGTCACCAACTGCTTATATGTCAGTTAACGTTGTATCTAATCTTCAGGTACAAATTGCTATTTATGGCTATATGGCCACTATGGTAAATATCGCCGGTGGTATCCGCCGCTTTAACCTAACATAATAAAAACCCACTAATAGTTTGGTAGGTCTCTTAGCCCTTTGAGACCTACCAAACCTAAGTAAGATAGGAGTACAAAAATGCCCGCCACGTATGTGAACGCCGCTACCTTGAAGGCTAGCTTGGGCGTTGGGACTTTGTACGATTCTTATACCTGGATAGAGGATACGTGCCAAGCCGCACAAGATTTAATTAACGGCTTTTTGTGGTTTGATAGTGCGCCAGTAGTAGGTACTGCGTTAGTAAATAATGTTGCTACGGTAATGGTGGCTAACCCAGGCATCTTTACTGTTGGCGAGTCCGTTACGGTTGCCGGGGCAGGTTCAACTTTTAATGGTACTTATACAATCACAGGCACGATTCCTTTTAGCACAGGTACGGCTAATCTTTTGCCTGCATTTAATATGCAACTTAATTACTGGCAATTCCCTCAGGGCTATAGCTTTATCCAATATGCAAAGACTGCAAGCAATCAAAACTTTAGGCGCGTATTGCCTTATGGCACTATGACAGGTGACGATACAAAAACCGCTACCTACGCCAATACCCCAGCTATTAACGCGGCGGCGTTAATGCTAGCTGAGAATATTTGGACATCTCGATTTAGCACACAAAACGGCGGCACTAGCGTAGATGGATATAGCCCTAGCCCATTTAAGATGAGCAATACTTTAATGGCATCCGTACGCGGTTTGCTAGCGCCTTACCTTAGCCCTAATACAATGGTGGGCTAATGACAGCCGCCATAACTACTTTACGTAGCACGGTAGCTGCAGCTTTAGCTAATGTCGGCGTGTGGAGTACTTTTGCATACCCGCCTAGCACAATCCTAGCTAATAGCGTTGTAGTTGCACCGGCTGACCCATACATAAGCCCTAGCAATAACTCTTATGCCAGCATTTCACCTATGGCCAACCTAAAGGTCATTATGACGGTGCCAATGTTTTCTAATGAAGGCAACTTACAAGGCATAGAGGACACTATTGTAGCTGTGTTTGCTAAACTAGCTGCAAGTGCAATCGTATTTAATGTTACTAGCGTATCTGCACCTAGCGTTTTAAGTGTAGCAAGTGGTGATTTATTAACGGCAGACTTACAAATATCCGTACTAACGAGCTGGAGTTAAACTATGGCACTAACCGATGAAGATAAAGCGTTTTTAATCAAGATAGGCCAAGAGTTGCCTGTCGAGGTTAAAGTAACAAAACCAAAACCAATTACAGAAACAACGACAGAAAAGGACGAGGCATAAGCGATGGCTATATTTTTATCTAACGGGGTAGTGGTCACGCTAAATAGTGTTGACTTATCTGACCACGTAACAAGTGCAACTATCAACCGTACTTTTGACGAGCTTGAGGTAACAGCTATGGGCGATAGCGCACATAAGTTTGTTAAGGGCCTAGAGGCCAGCACTATTACTTTAGACTTTCTCAACGATACTGCTACATCTGAGGTATTACAGACTTTGCAGGCTGCCTGGGGTACAACTGTGCCACTAACGCTAAAGCAAACAAGCGCAGTTATCTCGGCTGCAAACCCTGAATATCAAACAACTGTGCTAGTTAATAACACAACAGATATTAACGGCGCAGTAGGAGACATCTCTACCCAATCCATTACCTTTACCTGCAACAGCGTAATCGTTGTAGACACAACCGTATAACCAACTAAGCAAAGGGGCTAACACAATGGCAAAACTTAAAATAACAAGGGCAGACGGCAGCGTATCTGAGCATCAGATAACGCCAAAAATTGAGTGGGCCTTTGAGTTATATGCAAAAGCTGGGTTTCATAAGGTTTTTAGAGATTTAGAGCGCCAAACAGATGTTTACTGGTTGGCCTGGGAGTGTTTACGCACAAGCGGGCAAACCGTACCGATGTTTGGGGCAGAGTTTTTAGACACCTTATCCAAGGTCGAGGTGTTGGACGATGACCCTTCGCAATAGTGGGGCGCGGTAGTTTTGGTTACCTGGTTGCACAGCTAGCCGTTGAAACGGGTATCGCGCCCCAATATTTGCTAGACCTTGATGCGTATATGTTTAAGAATATGTTAAAGGTTATAAACGATAGAGCTAAGGAGCAACAAAATGCCAGTAGAGCTAGAAGGGGCCGTACAGCTC